AAATTCGCATCAAAAAAAGTTCTTGACATCTTCCCCAATTTGTGCTATAGGGGTATCATATGAATACGTGTTCATATGTTCATGTGGGCAATAATAAAGTATAAATATTTTAATAAAATTATTGATTTTATTTGTCTAACATGTTAGAATATATATTGTAAAGAAAGAGAGGAAATAATATGGAATGAAAATCATTAACTTGTGTTTTAAATTCGTTAATTGAAAATGGCAAAGGAGACGAAACTTATTATTTATTTGATAGCAATGATAATTTAATTGTTAAAAAAATGAGCGTTAAAACGATGTTAGGACAATTAGGATATTATGTTTTGTTATGTCAACCAGTGTTAGAAATTGTTGAAAAAAATATTATATTAGATTGCGAGGTATTTATCAATGATACTAAACGCTAACGCTATGCTATGTTTAGCATTATTAATTGTTATATTTATATATTTATTTGTTATGTAGGAGAGATAAAAATGAAAAAAACATTATATGACTTTTTAAGAGAATTAGTAGACAACGGTAAAGGAGATATAATATATAATTTATTCAGTTTTAATGTTGATATGCTTATAGTTACAATGTCGGCTAAATCAATGTTAGATACTTTAGGGTTTGGTAGTTTTTTAGATAGAATAGTATATGATACATTTAGAAATAATATTATATTAGATTGTGATATGGTTATCAATGATATTAAACGCTAATGCTATGATATGTCTAGTACTATTATAAGGAGGAAATAAAAATGATTTTATGGGATGAACTAGAAGAAATAAAAGAAAAAAGTATAGAAAATGAACAAAGTTTAGAAATTCGATTATTAATTAACAATTTAAAAATAACTTCATTTATAGAATATAATGCTTTTATATACACTATGTCATTAGATATTTTAGAATTATTTCATAATGAATATATTATTGAAGATAAAACAATAGAAAATAAACAAGTAAAATCTTCTATAAGATATATACAAGTAACAGTTAAAAAGGATAGTTTTAACTATCCTTTTCATTTACTCAATTCATTAACACGTTTTCTAATTTGTTGATACGTTGCATCATCACAACCAATATTTCTTTTTCTAGTTTCGTGACCATTTCCATAGTTACCATTGATCACGTCTCTAGCAATTCTTTCAATATCCCATGTTTTAGAACTATTAACATTAGAATTACTAGAATAATCAAGCCATTTGCTAAAGCCATGTTTCTTCCAATTTCTAGCATTTAAATTTGTAATTTGAATACCATTTTCCCATTTAGGGCTACATTCACATACCTTACCATTACCAATGTATACACCAATATGCCCATTCATCCAAACAAACTCCCCTTTAGAAATTTTAGAAAAATCGCTTGATCTATTATAACAATAAGTATTCATGATCGTATTTGCGTTAACATCCGGATAAATATTTCCATATTTACCATTATAAGGATAACCCCATAAAGTGCCCTTAATCAAACCGCTACAATCGCACTCCAAAAACTTTCCATTTTTTCCTTTTCGATAACTATTCATGAATTTGCCTAACTTGTAAATAGTTGGCATTTTTTCATACTCTAAAATTTTAGCTATAAAATCATCAACATTCATAATCATTCCTCCTTTTATGCTATAATTATATCACATAATAGACACTTTACAATAAATGTCTAATATGTTAGAATGTCTAAGAGGTGGTAATATATGGCACTAAATAAAGGACTCAAAAAATATATAGAAGATTTAAGAGAAAAAAGAATTAAAGAACAAGATAAAAAAATAATGGGTTTACGTCGACTTAAATACGACAGTCAAACAAGAAACGAACTAATTGAAAATGCGCAATATCTATCACGTACAATAAATAGACGTTATAGAGAACTAGAAAAAGCTGGACTAGAAAACAAATCGTACGCGTATAAAAGAACACAAAGTGAAACAGGATTTAACCGCTACACTACAAGTAAACGAAAACTTAATCAATTATCAAGTGAAGAGCTTTACGATCTAAATGTAGATTTATATTCTAAATACGCTTCATCTACAACAAGTGTAAGCTACGTTGAAGAAACCGTTCAAAAAGGATTAGAAAGAGCTGTAGACACTTTACAAACACGGTTAAAATATTCAGCACCAAACATTGCAAAAAGTCTTAATGTTGATGATTTTAGAACTTTTCTAACTCTAGGCGGTGGGGAATTCTTAAATGAAGCAAAAGACAAGGGTTATGGATCGACCAATTTGATTGAAGATTGGGAACATGCTCGTATTAGTGGTGTGAGTGACAAAGAGTTTATTCGTGAATGGAAACGTTTTACCCACGAATTTGATAAGGATAAATTTAGAAGAAATATTCAAGCTTTAAAAACAAGAAAAAATAAGGATAAATAATTATGCAAGGGTGTTTAATAAATTTCAACAATAGTAAAGCTATTGTAAAAGCATATAATCAAGAAGATTTTCCATATTTTAGAATTAAAAAATCAAATCCTTTAATTCAACCAACAAAAAGATATATAGAACATTTAATGACGTTTGACATTGAAACATCAACAATAGAAAAAACTGACGGTTCTTTTGAGGGTTATATGTACCATTGGCAAGTATGTATAGATGGTTACGTATGCTTTGGAAGAAGATGGAACGATTTTCTAACCTTTTTGAAAAAAATGAATAGAGCATTAAAAAATTATGATAAAAAGCATAAATTAGTATGCTATATTCATAACTTTTCTTATGAATTTCAATTTTTACACTCATGGATAAAATTAACTGAAGTGTTTGCAATAGATAAACGAAAACCCCTAAAAGCTATATCAAAAGATTTTAATATAGAATTTAGATGTAGTTATTTATTATCAAATATGAACTTAAAAAAATTCATTGAGAATACACCAAACGCACACTATTTTAAAGGTACGGGCGATTTAGACTACCATAAAGTCTTTACTCCTCAAACCAATTTAACAATGAGCGAATTAGGTTATTGTTTTAATGACGTCATGGGATTGTATGAAGCTATTATTTATCTATTAAAAGAAGATAGTCTCACAACAATCCCCTTAACGTCAACGGGTTATGTACGTAGAGAATGTCGTAATAATATGAGAAAAAACAAGAAAAATAGAAAACAATTTTTAGAATTAAAACTAAATGATAAATTATATACTTTGTGCAAGGACGCTTTTAGAGGTGGTAACACGGCTTCTAATCGGTATAAAACTAATTTTATCAATTATAATGTTGCATCCTATGATATGTCGAGCGCATATCCCTATGCAATGATAAGTGGTTTATACCCTATAACGCCTTTTGAAGAAGTAACAATAACATCGCTTGATATGCTAGATGATTATAATAATCGTTATTGTACACTAGCCTATTATTCATTTGAAAATGTTAAATTAAAAAAAGGAGTCCCATTTCCTTATATACCATATTCAAAATGTATCGAATTTATAGCACCGTCATATGATGGTAAGTTTAAGGGTAAAGAATATTGCTACAACGGTCGTGTATTAGAAGCTACCTTTATTAAAATTGCTATGACTAACTATGACTATCAAATTTTCATTAATCAATATGAATATGATGAGGAAAATGTACGTGTAGAAGATTTCTACTATTCTCACAAAGGCTTTCTACCAAAAGAACTAACTGATACTGTAATAGAGTTTTTCACTTTGAAATCACAATTAAAAGGAATTGAACAAAAGGAATATGAATATATGAAATCTAAAAATAAATTAAATTCCCTTTATGGTATGATAGTGACTGATATTATTAGACAAGAAAATTTATTCAATGACACATGGGAAAAAGGAGAGAATTCAACTTTAGACGAATATTACAGCAAAAGAAACAATTTTCTTACCTATCAATGGGGGCTATTTGTTACGGCTATTTGTCGAACAAATTTACAAAAAGCTATTGATCAAATAGGTTTAGATTGTGTTTACATTGATACTGATAGTGTTAAATACGTCGGTTATCATGATGAAGTTTTTGAACATATCAATCAAGAAATAATTGCATGGTGTAGCGACAATGATATAATAAATAGTGTCAAAGTAGGTAATCAAAAATATTTTCTAGGATTGTATGATAGAGAAAAAGGCTATGATGAATTTGTTACGCTAGGTGCAAAGAAATATGCCTTTAAACAAAATAATAAAATAGGGATAACAGTAGCAGGGCTAAATAAAAAAAGTGGCGCTAAAGAACTAAAACAAAAAGGTGGTTTATCTAAATTTAAAATTGGAACTGAATTTATGGATAGTGGTAGAAAAACAGTCTACTATAATGACGATAAAAAACATTTTATTACAGTTCAAGGCTGTAAAATTGAAAATGCTAGTAATATAGCGTTAGTAGATGCTACGTACACTTTGGGAATGACTGATGTAATGCTATCTATTTTAAACGGCTTAGAAAGCGAGGAATAAACATGGAAGAAATTGTAAATTTATTTGTAAATAACGGGGTTGCCGTTGCGTGTTTAATTTACTTTATGTGGTATAACAATACAACTTTAAAGGAATTTAGCAATAAATTCGAGGAATTAAACAAAACTTTATTAAAAATATTAGAAAATTCAAGAAAAGATATTGACGAATGAATTCTATAATGTTAGAATTAATTTAGTAAGAGAGGAAGTAAATATGACTAGAGAATATAAAAAAGATTTACCAACTTTGACAATCAAAAATATCATGGAAGCTTTAGGATGTTGTAAAGCAACTGCTTATAATAAATTAAATCGAAAAAATTTTACTTTAGATGATTTTCTAAAAATTCATAAATATTATAAGTGGTATACATTCAATGAAGTTATTATGATTATTGAAGAAGCGTATGAAAGACCTAAAAAATAGGTTCTTTCTTAAACTAACCTATCTCAAAAAATTTACAATTAAATAACACAACATTAAAAAAATAACAGTATTTGTATATGTATCAAAGTATTCGACGTCACACCACAAAAATGAGATAGGCGGTCACAAGTCCGCATAAATAGCGAGTGAGAAAGAAAATAAAAGAGGTAAGAAAAATGTCAAAACAATTAAAAATCAAAGTAGTAGAAACAAACACAGAACCATTAAAAGCAATGGCTATTGCTAAATCAAATTCATCTATTGGTTGTAAAAAGTTTGTAGACAATGTCTTTAAAATTAAAGAGTATGTTTTTACAAAATCACAAATTACTACAGTCGAAACGGGAGAAGTAGAAGAAATGGATTGCATTAGTTTTCTAACTGATGCTGGAGAAATTTTAGGAACAAACTCTAAAACGATTATGAATAGTTTTAGAGAATTATTAGACTTATGCAATGATAATGATATTGATATCGCTACAGTTGACGTTATTATCACTAGTGGAACATCAAAAAGCGGTAACACTTTCTATTCATTAGAAGCAAAAATTTAAAATGAATAAAGAAAAACGTCTTTATTTTAACGCATGGGAAATAGTCAAAAATACAGACTATTTCCTTTATTTGTTTATAGGTGGTCGAGGTATCGGCAAATCCTATTCAATTCAAAAAGGTTTAATAACTGATAATGATAGAAAGTTTATATATTTACGAACTAGTGAAAATGAAATGGAAATGTCTTTGACTAGAGAGTCAAACACATTTAAAGCAATCAATAGAGATTGCAATACAAATATTGAGATTACAAAAGAGAAAAAAGTATATTTGATAGAAGAAGTTGAACAAAAAGATGATGAAAGAATAATAAAACGTTCTTATGGAATTGCGGGTGCTTTATCAACATTTGCAAAATATCGTGGTACTGATTTTGATGACTACGACTATATTTTCTATGATGAATTCATATCTAAATCGCCTATAAAAACGGCTATTGATAAAAAACAAGCAACATTGTTTTTTGATATGATTGAAACTGTAAACCGTAATAGAGAAGTTAACGGTAGAAAACCCGTAAAAATTATATTATGCGGTAATGCAAATATGCTTGACAACGCTATCTTGAGAGAATTAGAGCTTCCTAGTAAAATTATGGCTATGATACAAACGGGAACGGAAAAATTCATTGATGAAGAAAGAGGTCTCTATTTACATTTACCTATTGACGTACCAATATCAAGAGAGAAAAAGAAAACTGCTCTATATAGGCTTTTAGGAAGTGAAGCTGATTACACTAAAATGTCAACATCAAATATATTTGTCAATGATGATTTTAGCGATATTAAAAAATTTCAAAGAAATAAACTTTTACCACTTTTTTCATTTGAAAATCTATATTTTTACCAAGTTAAGGATAGTGGCATTATTTACGTTTCAAAAATGAAAAGTCAATGCCCTTGTTTTGATGATGAAAAACTATTCAAGCGTGAAAAGTCATGGGAGTTAAATTTATATATTGATAATAAAATGATAGCTTATCAAGACTATGACTTGAAACTAAAATTAAAAAACATCATACGTTGACAACGATTAAAATGTTATATATAATAATACATGGGAGGGTACATATCCAACGGCTGGAAAGCTGGTACTGATTGGGAAATCTTTTACTCCCACTTTTATTTATAAATAAAAGGTCTAAAGGAGGTAAAAAACTATGGATCAACAAGAAGAACAACAAGAAGAACAACAAGAAGAACAAGAACAAGAAGAACAAGAAGAACAAGAAGAACAAGAAGAACAAGAAGAACAAGAACAAGATTATGTTTCACGTGAAACCTATGACAAATTAGAACAAAAAAGTAAAGAACTAGAGAAGAAAATTAAAAAATTAGAACAAACAATTTTACATGCAAATGTAGAACAAAAAGACGAAAACCCTTTTAAAGGGTTCTCAAGATATGAATAGGAGGATTTAAAAATGGCAGTAAAACAAATTTATGATATTGTAAATAAAGTTAATTCACAAACAATGGGTGTAACTAATTTAACTGTAGTAGATGAACAAGGTTTAATCTCATTAGGTCAAACAGTATTAACGACAAATGGTTTAGCGGATACTTGGCTAAATTCGTTAGCTCAAAGAATTGGTAAAACTATTATTTCATTTAGAGAGTATAAATCAAAATATAGCGATATGGTTCTTGATAGTATGCAATGGGGTAACATTGTTCAAAAAATCAAAGTATCTATGCCTGAAGCTACTGAGGATGAAAGCTATAATTTAGTAGACGGTCAATCGATAGATATGTATAAAGTAGCGAAACCTAAAGTAACACAAAGCTTTTTCACGACTGAAACACCTTACCAATTCTATGTAACTGTTAAACGTACACAACTAGAAGAAGCTTTCACTAGTGAAAATGCTATGAATGGATTCATTGGAGCAATTTATGGAGAAGTTCAAAACGCTATTGAATTATCTTTAGAGGGGTTAGCTAGAAATTGTATTAATAACTTTATTATGGAATGTTTTGATAAAAGTCGTACAATTGACTTATTAAAACTATATAAAACAGAGACAAATAAAACCTTAACATTTGACACTTGTTTACATGATAAAGATTTTTTAGCTTATTGTGTATCAAGAATTAATCTAATTTCAAAATACATGGAAAATATGACTAAAGGTATATATAATGATGGTACGCAAACAAGACATACACCTAAATCATTGCAACATCTAAGAGTATTAGAAGACTTTGAAAGTAGATTAGAAACAGTCGTACAATATCAAGCGTTTAGAGATGGTTATGTTAAATTAAATAACTATCATACCACAAGCTTTTGGCAAAGTATTAAAAATCCTTATGGTATATCGAATAAACGTGCTAGTGACGGTACGGTGCATACTTACGAAAACGCAAAAGTTCTAGCAATATTATATGATAGAGACGCTTTAGGTCTATATAAAAAAGATAGTTGGAATTCAACTACACCATTCAACAGTGCGGGCGGATATTATAATACTTATTATCATCATAAAGAACTTTATTTTAATGACCTAAGCGAAAACTTTGTAGTATTTATTATTAATAACGATGCTAAAGGTACTACTGATGCATAGAAAGTGAGGTCGTGTTATATGCAAATAACACTATACAATTTCATTAAAAGAAGAAATTCTACTAAAAGACCCTCAAAAGGAGAAACTATCAATGTTAATTTAAAAGAGGGGTGTAGCCATTACAACCCCTCTTTTATTTTAAATACTAACCCAACAAATTATTCGTATCTATCTTGGGGTACTTGGTTTTATTATATAACTGATATCGTTAATACTAGAAACGGGGTTTGGACGATTTCTTGTGAATTAGACCCATTAGCCACTTGGAAAGATGATATTAAAAGTACAACCGCTTTTGTATTATATTCAACAAGTAATTATAATACTGATTTAATTGACCCTAGATTATCAAGTGCTAAAGATACAATCATCAACACTAGCAATGCTAATTTATCATTTATAGCAACTCCTCAACCTAGATATATTATATCTTATGTAGGAACTCATTCAAATCCTTATGTGGCTGTTACTGATACACAACTTGCTAAAATTATGTCAAAAATGAGTGATAATGCTTTTGCGGAGTTGTTTACTGATCCAAATAATGCTATTTCAAAAATGCTAACTGATACGGGTTCGTGTATTACTTCTTGTATATACAATCCTTGTACTATTGTTGGGGCTATTAGTGAAATTATCTTTGCAGGTGGTTATAATACGGGAGTTGTAGGCAATGCGGTTAATCGTGATGCTACGGGAAGTGTTTCTATTACTATACCTTGGAATTTTAGCGATTTTAGAAATAGAAGTCAATTCACATCATTATTACTTTATCTACCTGCATATGGTTGGATAGAGTTAAATGCCGATAATTTTCAAGGCAAAACAAGTATTAATATCAATATGACACTTGATAGTGTCGTTGGAGAGATTTGTTATATTGTCGAAAATCAAGCACGTTGTGTAGCTCAAATGGGTGTCCCTATTCAAGTCTCTACAGTTACACAAGGGAATCCTTTGGGTGCTATTGGTAACGTAGTTGCGGGAAGTATAGCGGGTTTGATGGGAAATTATGCAGGTGCAGGAGTTTCGGCTTTTAATGCAATAACCTCGGCTATTGGTACAAATGTTGGTTCGGTTGGCGGTAGTGGTGGTAACACTTCTTATATTTCTAAAAAAGATATAACACTTGTGTGTATTTCTCATAACACTAATGTTGACCCTAGTTCATTAGCCAATAATTATGGTAGACCTTGTAACAAAGTTTTATCATTGAGCGGTTTAAGTGGATATGTGCAAACAACGAACGCGAACGTGTCTACATGGGCACCAAAACAATATAAAGATGAAATTGACGCTTTGTTAAATGGAGGTGTTTATCTTGAGTAAAAACAAATATGGAAATGGGTTTACTGATTTAGTAAAAGGGTTCTTTCATCACAATCCTAAATCCGTAAATGACATGACTAATAACTCTTTCTTCTATTATCAATTTCAGTTGATGACAAAATTAAAAAGCGTTTTAACTGTTGATGGTTATCCGTCAAATTGGAATATTGATAATATGTGGGATGTTCTTTTAACAAATGGATATATACCTATTGTTAAAACTGACATAGGAACGTTAGCACTTGAGGGCGGATTTTATGGTCAAAATATGTATTACATGCCGACGAATGTTTTAGTTAATAACCCTGTGCTACGAACTATTGATGAAAAAATAGGCGAAAAAGGGGAACTATTATATATAAATTATGAATATAATAAATTTCAAGGGGTTATGTCGTTAATCAATAGGTATGCTGTTTTGCTAGCAAACATTGACTGTTCTTTAAATGTTTCATTATACAATTCAAGAGTAGCTCATGTTTTTGAAGCGGAAACGGACGCAGAAGTAAAATCTTTACAAAAAATGTATGACGATGTTTCACGAGGTAATCCCGCTGTATTTTTAAAAAAAGGGATGAAAGGTTTAAATAAAGATAATGACAGTGGTTATTTCTTAAATGTAAAAAATACCTACATCGGCAATGATTTATTGTTGACAAAAAGAAGTATTATGAACGAGTTTCTAACTGAAATCGGTATCAATAACGCTAACACGGATAAGAGAGAAAGGTTAAACAGTGATGAAGTTAATGCGAATAATAGCGAGGTGCGTTGTACTATCGTACGATTTATTGACTCGCTTAATGAGTGTGCTAGAAAAATCAATGAAAACCCTAATTTTGATGATATTACTAATCTTCATTTCTCTATTAATACAAGGGTAATAGATTCAATTAAACAAGAAATGGTGGTTGATAAAAATGTTTAGTTTTGCAAGTATTTGTCAATTATATACTTATGATGAAGTGTTTAAAGGCATTGATATTAATGAAAAATTAGATAGAGACACATTAATTAATACAATAATGGATGTTTGCGGAATGAATGAGCCTATATATCCGGAGATTGAAATTTTACAAATAAAGGTGCAATACTTTTTCAAAAAACACAAAGAACAATTTGATAAGCTAGTTTATCTTTATTCATTAAAATATGAAGATGATTATAACCCAATTTGGAACAAGGACGGTACTAAAACACATGTTGAGACTACTGTAAGAAGTAAAGATAATACTGTTGATGATAAACATAGCAAATCGATTAATGATAATGGCGAGGATATTAACCAAGTCAGCGCTTTCGATAATGCGGGTTTTTCAAATGACAGCAAAACAAGCAGTCATAATAATAGGAATGAAAACGGAAATAATACAACTAGAGGAAATGAAAAAGAAAATATTAAACTTACGATTGAAGATTATGAAAAAGGAAATATTGGTGTAACGACTACGGCTGATATGCTTAATCAAGAAATTGATTTACAAAGTAAATTTAATATTTATGAAGTGATCGCTAGAATGTTTTTTGATGAATTTTGTTTACACGTAGCTTACACAAATCAATTACCATATTAAGGAGGAATGTATATGGCTTTATATGATTATCCGCATACTGGGAATTACGACCAGGATTTAGGCTTTTTAATCAAACAGTATAAAGATTTAATTGACGGTTATAAAGGAGTAATTGATATTTACGCGAGGTTTTTAGAAGAAATTGAGAAAAATATCCATGAATTGTTAGCAAGTGGAAAAATTACACTTGATGGTATTTACAATGAGGAAGACACAAGCTTATTATTTATATTTACTAATAATTTGACTGACCCGCCAACCACTAAAATATTATAAGGAGTGATACTATGACACAATATGTTGATAAATTTAAAATGAATAGTGGAACTTACCTATTCAAAGATAGCGAAGGACGAGAGCTTATTAAACAAAATAAACAAGAACTTGATGCTACTGTAAAACGTATTGATAAACAATTGCAAGACTTTATGACGGACGTTGATGAAAAATTCTCTAAACTTAAAGATAGAAAATTTATTCTTATGACGGATAGTTATGGTGTAGATGAAAGTGTTGGAGGTTCTTCTTTCTCTACTTTACTTGAAAAGATGATACCTAAATCTATTTATGCTTACAATTGGAGTGTCGGTGGTGCTGGTTTTGGTTGGGATGTTGATAATGTGAAGTCTTTTTTAAAAATTTTCAATTCTAATACAGCTTCGTGGTCTCAAGACGAAAAGAATAGCATTACTGATTTATACGTTTTCGGTGGTGCTAATGATGGTAACTTATTACATGCGTCATTGGCTACGGATTCTCAAATTAGAAGTAGATTAAATGACTTTCTAATTAGAGTTAGAAGCGTATTACCTAATTGTACTATCCATCTTGGTTTTATTGGTTGGTATCGAAAACTTGATCGTTTTACTTATTATAATCAAGCATTTCATATTTGGATGGATGGTGATTGCGATTTTATTAATAATCTAAATTGGATTATGCATAATAAAGACTTTATTAATACTAGTGATAATATTCATCCAAACACTACAGCAAGTAAGTATCTTGCTAAATATATTTATAAGGCTATTCTTTATGGTTCAATTAATTATATTGAAACTTTTAGCGATAATAAAGCGGTAGGATATAACGGTTCTTATGGTTATAGCGTGAGTATTGGGCATGGTAGACCTTATTTTGAAATTCAATACGTCAATAATTTATGTACTATTTGTTTTCAAGCTACGGGTAATAGTGAAAATTATATTGAGTTAGCTTGTACAGGTCTAGGACAGTTAGGCTCTTATAAAAATACTCCTATGTTTCAAATTCAAAATACACCTGTCGGTGGTTATCCTATTCAAGGTTTGACAGTTCCTACAATCATTTACTACGAGAATACTTGGAATACATTCCCAGTTAATTGGTTCTTGTATGATGGTTATATTAATTGGGGCAATGACTACCCTTATGCTATTGCACAAGTTAAGAGAATACTAATAGGATTTACTACAATTCATATTGATTTAACACAAGCATAGATATATTGTCTATGCTTTCTCTCTACTGCCCACATGAACATATGAACACGTATTCATATGATACCCCTATAGCACAAATTGGGGAAGATGTCAAGAACTTTTTTTGATGCGAATTT